ATCAAGAAGAAGGAACTCGCCAAGCGACTCTCGGTCAGCCCCCACACCATTGATGCGTGGGTTCGACGCCGGGAAATTCCCTTCATCCAAGTGACGCCACGACTCTACCTCTATGAACTGGATGCGGTCATGGCGGCCATCCGTAAGAAATACAAAATCGACGCGGCGTGATGCCTGAACACGAAAAACCCCGGACGGTTAGAACCATCCGGGGTTTTTCATTGGCCTATTTACGCCTCAGCTTTCGGGCCATGCTAATCAGCGACATGACGCCGACGGCCAAACCCACCAGCAGCGAGGCCACTCGCAGGTGCCATTCGATCTGCTCCTGGAACGACGTGATGACGCCGACGACCGGCGAGGCGATGCCGACGATGGCTTTGGAAACGTAGTCGAGGTCGATGGGCTGGCGCATGGTCCGGTGGCTGGTGTCAATTTCCGGGTTTGGTTGGCGGATTTGGTGCAGGCAGGGCCTTGCCTTCGATGATGGCGCGCCAGAGGTTGTTGCGGGTCTTGGCTGCGGCATTGCCACCGTAGTTCGGTCGGTCGGCCTCGGTCTTGACGTGGAGCAGGGTCTGCTTGTTGGCCAGCAAAGCGAAGCGCCCCTGGGCATCGAGGAATCCGGCGAACTTGGTGCGCTCATGGTTGGCTCTCAGAAATGCGCCGAACTTCGCTTGGGCACGGAGCGGCAGCAACGCGGTGAGGGCCGCCACCGTTGGATCAGTGGTGGTTGGATCAGCGGTCTGCCCCGCCGCCGGAACGACGAGGCAGATGAGGGTCAGCAATGAAAGGACGGGCTTCATGGCTCACTGGTCGAGTTGGAGGGCGACGAGGTCGGCGGAGATTTCCGCGAGCCAGGCATTGGCGGCCGCATCACGTGTCGGGATGGCGAGCACGAGATCCTTCTGCTTCTGGGTGGCCTCGATCTGCGCGGCCTTGGGAAGCGTGCTCCGGTAGGCTTTGAAGAACGGGCGGCAGCCGTGGGCACTGCGGGTCATGAACACCTCCCACACATCAGCTTTGAACTGCGGCGTGGCACCGGTGCGCATTGCCAGTGTGGCTGCCAATTCAGGCCGGGCGGCGAGCACGTCATCCGTCCAGCCCGACATGTCGCCGTCCCAGAACTTGACGCAGGCCCGCGCCCAGGACGCACCCTCGCCGCTCTTGGGGCTTCCGGCAATCGCGCGATACGCCGTCTGATAGGCAGCCTCGCCGCCGTTGGCTTTCGCAATGATCGCAACGGCGAAGATTTCCGAGCGCGTGATGGAGGCTCCCGCCATGATACTGTCCTTGATGGCGATGGCTTCCGGGGACGCGGCGGCCTCGGTTTTCTTGGCGGTGACAAGAGCACGCCACGCGGTTTCATTCGCAGTCGGCTCTTGAGCTTGCAGGTGGATAACCCCTGCGAAAAGCAGGGCCAGTAGTGTCAGTGTCGGTTTCATTGTTTGTTGGTTGGGTGAGAGTGTCAATTTGCGTGGATCACATGGCCTTCCACGAGATGCCGTCATGGCAGTAGAACTTGCTGTCGCTGGTATTGAAAAACAGGTCGCCGGCCGCGTAGTCCGTGCCGTAGGTCCCGGTGGGTGCGGACGAAAGGCGACCGTGGAAGCGCATCAGCGGCTTGTCGCGGGAGGTGGCGAATCCATCCCATGTGATCTTGAAGTTGGATGCTCCGTTCGCCTGGACCTCGACGGCCTTCTCGGTGGTGGCGTATCCCCCATTGGCGGCGACCAGGACTCCCGGGCTGCTTTCGAAGTAGCTCATGCCGAGCGATAGGTCTCGCCACACGGTGAGCGTGGGAGAATTGAAGTAGGTGTCCTGCTTCGCCTTCACGGCTGCGGCACCACTGCTGCTCCAACCGACCACGGCGATGCCATCGCTGGGATTCGGCGTGCGGGCGACGATGGCGTGGTTGTCGCGGCCTTGAACGGTGAGCATGCCATCGACGCTGCCGAAGATCAGCCCGGAGTTGTTGACTTGGACTTTTCCTCCGTCCCCATAGCCGCCGGTGCGCATCATGCCATTGAGCACGAGCAGGCTGTTGGGGTTGAACGTGAGCAAGCGGTTGTTCCCCATGACGAGATTGCCGGTGATCTCGTTGTTGTTCGGGTTCTTGGTGACGGCGGCGATCTGGGCGAACGCGCTGCCACTCAGGAAAAGAAGGATGGATAGAAACGGCTTCATGGGATGTCAGAGGATTTGTTTCCAGAACTTGGCGTTGGTGGTCGCGTGGTAGTCGTTGGGGCGGATGATGCCGGGAGAGGCTGTGGCGCTGGTGCCTGCTTTGAGCTGGTAGAAGGCGAGGGTGCCGCCGTTGACGATCCCGAGCACCCGGTCGAGCGGCAGCGTGGTGGAAGCGATGGCGGTGAGCGCGTTGGTGCCGGTTCCTGTGAGCGTGGTGATGGTCGGGTCGATCAGGATGCCGCCCGGGAGATGGGCGACGGGCACTTTACCGCCTGCATCGAGCGGGGCGTATCCGTTAGCCGCGCCCTTGTTGGCCTTGACCTCGATCAAAGTGGCCGCGGGATAGGCAGGGTCCGCCGAGACGGGCACGCCTTCGGTTCCCCGGTTCACGTCGTTTTCGACCACGACGAGGAAAGTGCGGGTGGAAGTCGGTTCGCCCGCGCCTTCGCGCCAGGTGATTTCGCCCATCAGGGTGATTTCGGAAATCTCTTCCACCGAGACGGAACCGACGTTGAGAGCCGAGTTGAGTTGCAGCGTATTGAAACTCAGCGCGCATTCGTAGGTGGGTGTGTCGTCACCCTCCGATGGCATCGACCAGTCCGCGCTGTGTGCGAGATAGGCGCGGTCGAACTGGTTGCGCGGCTTGATGCCGATCTGGATTTCCAGAGCGGCCGGATTGCCAATCGTGGCAGGCGTGACGCCGTTTTCGAGGAACACGACCTGGAGCCGGGCGGAATCGCCACGCTTGAAGCGCAGCGCGGCGACCGAGCTTCGTTGGCCGGGTCCCTGGATGAGTTGGAGCGTCTCAAGATCGACGTGGAGCTTCACGCCCATGCGTGCCTGTCAACCGCATCACTTCGCCGGCCATTTGCGCAGCGGGCAGGTTTGGGATCGGAAGCGCGCCTTGGCATCGACGAAACACCCGCACTTGGCGCAGGTCCGGTTCGATCTCAGTTGGTCGCATGAGGCACAGACGGCGAGACGCGCCGCCACTTGCTGTGCGGTGAGAGTCGGCTGTCCTTGCACCATCGCCTTGGTTTCCGAGCCAATCGCCTTGGCCAGGCTGCCCGCCCTCTTGAGCAAGCCCGGTGTGGCTGGTTTGCGGGCCTTGGCATGTGCTGATTTTCTCGTTTCCACGCCGGTCCGATATTCGGATGCGCGGTCCCTGATCGCACGATGCCCGAGTCCCGCGAGCGTCGCTTCGACAATCGGCAAGGCCGCGTTGAGTTCCTTGATGAAGGCGTGCCCCGCCTGCGACATCATGCCGTTGGCCAGGAACATGCCTTCACGCTCCACCGCGTCGAATGCCTGGTGGGATTTCACCGGCATGGCCGATTTCAGCGAAAGGCGAAATTGAGCGTCGTTCTGAAACGACTGGAGGCATGAGGGAATGAGGTCTTTCTTGTCCATTATCCGAAGCAGCTTGGGTAGTAGGTTCCATTTTCCGCCGTGAACGATCCGCGGAATGACGGGCTGCAGTCGTGGGCGGTTTCGCAGTAGCCGTCGCAGCAGCCATTGCCGACGCCGTTGCAGTTGTCCCCTTCGTCGCTGTCATAGGGAAGGCACAACCCCGCCGACGCGCAGGTGACGCATTTGCCATCATCCTCAGAGACCTCCGGGTCGTAGTTGACCGCGTGAGGGTTGGTGCATCCCTTGCCGCACATTTTCGGGAACTTGAACTCGTGCTGGTCGTTGGACTGCAACTTCTTGACCGGCAGGTAGGCGTTGGCGCGAATCAGGATCGTTTCACCCAGGCCAGCTTGAACCGACTCCGAGTAGTCGATGGACTGACCCGGCGTCATGTTTGGCGAGTCGATCTTTTTGCCGTGGACATAGACCGAAACCCAGTAGGTGCCGTTGGCATACGGGCTCGGAGCCGCGCCGAGCGTAATCCGGAATCCGAGTTGGATCTGAAACGGGGGTGCCGTGTTGTCGAGGAAGCATGGTGGATACCACGTCACGTTCTCGATGGTGATCTCGGCCGGGTCACGATTCGGCGGTGGAGGTGGCGGCGGTGGTGGAGGTGGCGGCGGGGGCGGAGGAGGAGGCGGGGGCGGAGGAGGAGGCGGGATGATCGCGCAGGTGTAAATGAGGCATCCGAGAGCGTCCTGACCGATGATCGTTAGAACCGTCCCTTGCGGGCAGGCCGGTGGGTCGCCACACGCGAAAGGAATGCAGTCATAGGTCGGGCAGCCCTTGGAATCGTTCCCGGTAGTCACCAGCCTCTCGTTCAATCCGCAGTCAGGCGGATCGCCGCAAGGAGTGCCAGTCACGCAATCCCACATCGCGCAACCCGCTTCATCGTAGCCGGTGATGGTCAGCGTTTTACCAGGCGGGCAGGCCGGTGGATCACCGCAGGGGACGGGCAAGCAGGCATAAATAGGGCACCCGTCCGCATTTTTCCCGGTGATGACGAGCTTGCTGCCCTCATCGCACATCGGCGGGTTTGGACAAGGTGGCTGGCAAGCCCACACCGCACAGCCAAGGGCATCGAAGCCGGTGGCAACCGCGATTTGTCCCGCTGGACATGCGGGCGGGTCGGAGCAGAACACGGGCTGGCAAGCATAGGTGGGACAGCCTCGATCATCCCTGCCCGTTTCGATCACCTTTGCGTCGGGGCCGCAATTTGGCGGATCGCCGCACGGTTGGCGGTCATCCGGGGCGCAATACCAGATCGCGCAGCCGAGATCATTGAAGGCGCTGACACGCGGCGTGAAGCCGTCCATGCACGCGGGCGGGTCGGAGCAATAAAGCGGCTGGCAAAGATAGATACGGCAGCCGCAGGTATCGAAGCCGCCGGTCGCGAGTTTGAAGTTGGGTCCACAGTAGGGCGCTGGCTGGCACGGCGTGAGACAATCCTCGGGGTCGCCCGGACCGTCAGGCGGGAAAATGGGCGGCACACTTGGGCACTCACCGGTCGGTGGTGGGTTCCCTCCGCTTGAAGTCGAAGGATACGGGTAGGACGGCGGAGAGGCGTCAACAGGTGTCGGGTATTGCTCTTTCCCCTGCTGGTTCCATCCATCGTAAGTCGTGGAACATGACGGCGAATAGACCGTCCAGTCGGCAGCAAGGAACTCAGCCACACCGAAGTCGGTATTTCGAATCACGCGACTCACCGCAGCACCGGTGGCCGTCGATGACTTGGAGAGGTAGGTGAGATGAAACAAGCCGTGGTGATAGACCACCCATCTCAGCGAGGCGTCCTGGTCAAACGGGTCGGTGATTTCGTCCGTCCACCCGGCCCGGCGCACGGCCCATCCCCGGCGGACGTATTCCGCTGCGAGCGGCCAGATCATGCCATGTCCCACACTCATGCGTTTGGCAGGTTTTGATAGGCCCTGCGGATGTCCTCATACAAAGGCACCACGGGGCAGGTTCCATGGACGGCGTTCGGATACATCGGATCAATGACGGGGGCGGTGTCTGCGGGACGCGGGTATGGTTTTTTGCCCTGCCACCGGTCACCGCCGTAGCCGTAACTGCCTTGCATCTCCAAACACTCAGGGGTCAGTACGGTCCAATCCTCCGCATAGAAGTCCTCGACGACGAAATCCGTGTTGCGAATGACCCGCGTCGCCTTGTTGCCGGTGCCGGTCTGCCGGAAGAGCAACCAGAACAACGCGTTCTGATAGACAACCCAGCGCAAGGCGCGGCCGGTGTCGCCGAACAGATCAATGTCGTCCCACCCGGCACGACGCACCGCCCACCCGCGACGGGCGTATTCGGCGGCCAGGGGCCAGATCATGCCGGTGCCGTAGGTCATGGGTTCGGGACGAGATCGCGGTCGATGGCGATGCGGAAGGTTTTGGACGAACGGATGACTTCAGAGGACAGCGCCCCCGGTTCCAGGTAGTCCACGCGCCATTCGATTTCGGCGATGGAGTCGAAGGTCGTCTGATAGTCGGCCTGGTAGTTGGCCAGCGCGTTGAGAAGTTCCGGCGTGTCGAGATTGACCAGGATGCGGTAGCGCGGGCGGTCGCTGGTGCCGATGATTTCCAATCCGCCATTGCTCTGGACCAGAACGGTTTCCCCGTCGAATTCGCGGATGTTCATGACGATGGACGCCATCGCCATCGTTTGCAGCACCTCGCCCTTGAGGAATCCGACATCGAGAAACACCTTGTCGCCGTATTTCAGGAACATGACTGCCTGGCTGCCAGTCGAGCCCGATGGCGTGATGCCGGGGACCGAAACCGCGCCGCTTCGCAGGTCGATGTTCACCTCGATTCCGATGCCATCGTTGAAGTTGGTGTCCTCGATGCCCATCGCGACCTCCAGCGGTGCGGATGGGCCATCACCGTTGGTGGCGATGACTTTCACGAGATAGACGCCGGCCGCCGTTGCCGCCCCGCTGACGAGGCCGGATGAATCAATCGACATGCCGGATGGCAGGCCGTTGGCGGTCCACGATGTCGGCGAGTTGGTCGCCTGCATCTGATACTCGAAATACTGCCCTTTGCGGTAGCCGAGGACGGAGGTGGTATTGGAAATGACGGGGATGGCCATGGTGGTGGGTTAGCTGATGGTTGCTTTGCCGAATTCGGAACCGCCGTCTTCTGCAAGGGTCGCCTTGAGGCCGTTGAACGCGACAAGTCCGCGGGGATCGGTCTGGTGGTCGTCGGTGTCGAAGCGCACGAGGCGGCCGCGCAGGATGAAGTTGGCGGTAGTCAGAGTGGTTTCGGTCGCCTCGGTGGCTCCATAGATCACGCGGTCCACGACGCAGGTATCGACGAAATCGACCAGCTTGCGGACGATGCGCAGGCCGAAGCCGTGGGATGAGGGGACGCTCGTGAGCATGAAGCTGTGATCGAGCGAGGGCGGCAGGAACGTGACATCCGCGATGTTGCTCGGGTTGGCTGGATTACCCGACGGCAGGCCAATGTCGATGGCCACGCCCCAATGCACCGAGGTGTTCGAGTTGAAGACGGCGGCGACAAACGAGAAGTCGAGTGAGAGCCGTTTGCCGAGCCGCAGTTGCTTGCCGTTGATGTGGATGCGGAACAACTCGCGGGAAAAGTCCGATGGATAGAACACCTTCTCGCCCGCGATGACTTGTTCGACCTGATAGAACCCGCGACCATCCCAAGCAAAGAATCCCGGGGCGTTGAGCTTGGTCGAGCGGCGGCCGAGATAGCCGGGGATCACCAACGGCGCGGCGGTGTCGGTGTATTGGTAGATCACGCCGGTTTGCGGAATCGTCGGCAGAGCGGAAACTTCGGTGAACGCCAAGGGATCGACATGAACAGCGGGCAGCAAGCCGCCCACTCGCGGCAGGTCGGCGGGTTTGATCGAAGGCACGTCCTTCGCCTCGACCTTCTGGCGGGTCGGAAACACTTCAAAGAGTTCCGGCAGTTCCCATGCGGCGATGACGGTTTGCGATTCCGCGCTGACACCCGGCGGCGAGGTCGGGATGAAGGTTTCCAGGCCTTCGACGCGCTCACCCAGGTCATCGAGGATCAGTTGCAGTCCCTCGATCTGGGCAATGGTGTGGCCGTGCGCCTGGAATGCCGAAACCGGGCCTGCGGTGGAAATGGTGATGACATAGCCATTCAACGCGGGCGGTGCGGCAAACGTGATGCTAAGATCGTCCACGCCATCGAGCGTGACGGCCAACGGTTCGACGATAGCGCGGCTGCCGCCGTTCTGGCGCACTGTAACATGCAGGTCACGGGTGCCGAGGTTGTGGCTGATGGTGAAGTCCGAGTTCACGCCGTCACCGATGGGCGCGACGTAGTGCTGAGAACCGGTGATGATCTGGTCGGGAGTGAACGGGATGTAGGTCCTGCCGTAGGGTGGCCGCAGCCAGTCGATGTTGGCGGCAGTTTCTAGTCCCTCCCAGTTCAGTTCGCGGATCAGCGTGATCGGAGCGCGGAACGGGGTGAGCGTGTGGATCTTTGCCGGATCGTTCTCATCTTGAATTGCGACTTCAATTTCCAAGTCGGGCTTTAATTCGGCGGCACCACGCAGCGCGGCGGCGATTTCGGCGGTGTTGAGATCGAGGATAATGGTCGGATCACCGGGCGGCGCGGCAAACACGGCGACTTCGAGCAACTCCTGGTCAATGCCTGCCATCGAGCCGTTGAAGGTGATGTGCGCGATGTTGGTCGCCGGGTTGCTGACGGAGAATGATCCTTCATCGTCGGCGAGCGAGCTGAGCGCGTCCTGTATTTCCTCGGGGCCGTCGTCCACCGACAACTCGCGGGTTTTCTTGAACCCACGACGGATTTGATAGGTGCCCTTGAAGGTCGGCAGGATTTTGAGAGCTTGGATTTCAGGCCAGAGCGTGGTGGCCGAGGATCCACCCGCCTGCACCTCGCTCACGGTGGGTGCGGGTGGCACGATGGTTTCGAAGCTCGCGGTGGATGCGAGCGGTGCCTGCACCAGTCGGACCTCGTGGCGAAATTGTCCGGCGACCTGCGTCGAGCGAACGCGCACGAACGAGACGGGCCGCAGTTCGGAAAGCAGTCCTTCGGTGGAGTGTCCGGAGAGTGAGATTTCCTGCTCGCCGGTGGAAATGATCCACGAGCCGTCCTGTTTGCTCACCACCGTTTCATCGAGGCCCACAGCGGCGAGTGCCGCCTGCAAGGTGCCCGCCGTGGCATCATGGGAAATCGGCCCTGTGTCCTGGCCATCCACGGTGAGAACGAAGAATCCAGACGTCGGGCGCGCATCGACAAATCCGATGGAGGCGCGGATCTGGGTGACGATCTTCTGGACTTCGATTGGCGAGCCTTCGAGCGATTCCGCAAATCGCAAACCGATGCGCACCTTGTCCCCCTGGACGAAAGCCGGGAATGAAATCGCGCTGCCGCCAAGCGTGGTGGTCAGCCTGCGGGTGGTGAGGTTGGCATAAACGGTGGCCTGCATGGGGATGTCCTGCCCCTGCCTACCGCGTCAACTCACAGTTCAGTTCTGGAACCCGCTCGTGACGGCGCGGAACCCATATCAGGCTCCATTTCCGGATTCACTTCTGCCAGGGAAATTCAAACCATACTCCCCACTGTGCATCCCAATATTGATGCTTGTGAGTCGGATCGCCAGGAACCTCGATTCGCTTATGCAGTTTCGCATTCTCCCATGGGCTATTCGGCATCTCATACCATTTTCGCTGCTGCCCACAATCGCAGCCATCCACTACTTCCATGATCGGAAAGCACCAGAAGTAGGCCAATCCGAGTCCCAGCGAAACAGAGACTGCCATAGCGATATTTTTGAGCAGTCGGTATTTCATATCTTATGCCTCTCTGCGGTGTTGATTCAGGCGCGGAATTCACCCTGGAGCAATCGCGTGCGGTTCTGTGGAACGATTCATATCACTTCATCTTTCTGCGGCAAGTTTGATTGCTGCCCGCCGCGTCAACTCACAGCTCGAAATACTCCGCGTCGAACTTCGTCATGACGTAGGGAAACGGCGGTTCCAGTCCGGCAGCCTGCTCTGCTTCCTCCTCTTCCTTGCCGAGGCGCTTGGCGAGAAGCCGCTGTTCCTTGTCCAGCCCGAAGCCGTCTTTGGTTTCCTCACTCATAGCGACCAGAACCTCCCTGCCAGATTGCGGTTGCGCAGCACCTGGAGCGCGGAATTGAACGCATCGTTGCCCGGTGCGAGCAGGCTGCTGAAAATCGAGTCGGCGATGCCACCGACCAGGCCGGTTTGCAGGCGGATCGGATCGATGGGCGTCGGATCAGGAATCCGCTGCGGCGCGTGGGCGAGGTTCCAGAACTGGTCATGCTTCACGAATGCGGTCCAGGTGTCATCCATCGGCAGGTCGGGTGAGAACTTCGGCGGCGAGAGGAAATAGAGGGTGGCGATCTTGATTGCGTCGAACTCGGGATCGGCGGACCCTTCCAGCAGGTTGCCCATCTCGACCTCGACGCGGGGCGTGTATTTGGACGTCACGTCCAGCCACGGGCGTTCCCTCTCCGTCGTGGATCTCCCATAGCTGATGACAAGCAGCGCGCTGAAGCTGTCCATCAGAGGATTGCCCTTGATGACATCCAGCTTGGCCGCGGGACGGTCCACGTAGAGCACCACGTCGCAGGCACGCAGCACCGGAGAACCGTCGGTCGATTCATATTGGACCTCCTGAATGCCGGAATTGAGGTTGCCTTGGAAGACCACCTTTTCATCGGTCACGCCGAACTGGATGAAGAACTCGGGCACGGCCTCGAACTCGACGGCAACATTCCCCGAATCCGAAACCGAAACTGATTCCGCATCCGCTCCCTTGCCAATGATGCGGGTCGATGAAACGAGGATCTGCGGTGACTCGGTGATGAGCGCGTTCACCGATTCGTCCTGTTCCGGGCGTGTCCCGGTTTCCTCTTCGATGCGGTCGAGCGTGCGCTCGGTGGCGAGCGTGGCAGGCGTGGAGATTTCGGGTTCCACCCCGTTGACGAAGCCGGGGCGGATGCGAAACACCCACTGTTCAACGGCATCGCTCCATTCCGGCACGATGGTCCACGGATGCACCCAGCGCCGCGACGTTCTCACGAACCGCAGCGGCAACCGGCGCGACACCTCGTCGATCATGGCGTTCCACGTCCGGTGATTGATGATGGGAACCTTGCGCTTCATGTCGGGATGAACAAGTGGCGGCCAACGGCTTTCGCGTCCGGGTTTTTCTTGAGATCCTCTTCGCTCGGACGGCGCTCCTGAAACTCGTAGCGGATGTTGTGGTGAACGATCTGAAACACCTCCTCGATGGAATTGCCGTCACTGGAGGCCCGCAGGAACGCGAGCGGATAGTAGCCAAATCCATCGAGCGGCCCCTTGGCGGAGTCGGTCTGGACGATTTCAACATTCTCACTCACCTGCTCGCCGGCCTTGTTTTCCTGCACACCGGAAATCCCGCCGCTCACTGATTGCTTCACCTTGAGCGAAATGTAAATCCGGCCGTCCTTGGATGCCTTCTTCGGATCCAGCTTGAGTGCCGGATAGTCCTTGCCGCTCTCGCGGTTGCCGTCCTTGTCGCGGTTGTCGATGCGGCGTTTTTCCCCGCTCTCGGTGATGACCGGGACAAGATCATTCACAGTCCCGGGCGCGACGCGCACCGATAATCCGCTCACCATCACGCGGAACGGATGGCGGAACATCTGGTTGTCGCGGACACGCACGATGGTCCCGTGGGGAGTGACGCGCACGTCGATGCCATCGTCGGGGACGATTTTGAGCGAATCGACCCAACGCACGAGGCGTTCCCACGCATCGCGGACTTTCTCGCCCTTGCGCACCTTGAGTTCACGCGTCGTCATTGCTTGCTCGCCTTCTCATAGACCTCCTCGACCCAGCCGCTCGGCGGCGAAAGCAGCCATTCGTTCTCGATGCGCCAGACGTCGCCGTTCTGGGAAATCTTCGGCGGCATCGCCATCCAGGTGCGGCTGCCAAAATCGACGTTGGCAATCGAGTCAGGTGCCTCCGGGATGCTGGTATAGACCTTGCCGATGTCGTTGATCGCGTTTTTCGGGATGTTTTTCGACGACCAGGTGCGGGTGACGCGCGCGGTCATCACCGCGTAGGTCGAAGTGCCGAACATCGGATTTTTTTCACCCGCCTTGGCCTTGCCTTTGCCGCCGAGGCCGCCCTTGCCCTTGGACTCCTTGGGCATGAACTCGGGGAACTTGAGCGGGCCGCCCGGTTCCTCGTAATAGCCGCCGTAGGTCGCCTTGATCTCCTTGAGATTCGGATGCGATTCGATGGGTTCCTCGGAAAAATCGAAGCCGAGGTTCCACTGCTCGGTATCCGCCGGGTCGGGCTCCTCGTCCTCTGTGTATCCCTTGTAATTGACGGTGACGATCCAGCCGTCGGTGCCGTCGTTGAGCGCCTGCCAAGTCCGCCCCTGTTCGACCAGCCCATGAAACCGCGCTTGGCCGACCGTGGTGACCTCGCCGATGCTTTTGGCGTGATACGACACGGCGAATGACGAAATCATGTTTTCGTCCCTGCCGCCGCTCGCGCCTTCGAGGATGGTGTTCTCAGCCATGGCTCACGCGAAAACCGCCTCCCCCGGTGTCGTGGTGTTGCCCCTGTTCTTGGTGTTGTCGTGGATCTTCTTGAGCCAGTCGGTCTGCCGCTTGTTTTCCTCCAGCAGTCCCGCGTTCGCGCTGCGGCCGAAGAGCAGGTTCATGGATTGGGCGAAGCCACCGAGCGCCGCGCTGCCGCCACCGGCGATGGCTGCCGGGGCCTTGGGCTTCTCGACTGCCGGGACCACGCCGATCTGCTTACCCTGCTTGGCCGGAGGGATCGCCGCCTTGATGCGCTGCACGGTGTCGTCGAACTCGCGCTTCATGCCCGACGTGTCGATGGCCTCCGCGGTGTTGGCGAAGGTCTGGCTGAACCGGTTCTTCACGTTCTCACCGGCCTCGGCCAGGCGAGCGGCGATCTTCTGCGCGGCAGGCTCCAACAGGTCGCCGGCCTTCGAGAACCGTGCCGCCGCGTCTTCATCGAGGATCGAGGCGCTTTCGCGGATCGTCTTCTGGATGACATTGAGCGCGGCGTCCTTGCCAAAGATCTCGGCAAGCGGACGGGCGATTTCGATGATCTCCGCGAATCCCTTTTGCAGGAAGCTGATGGCCGAAAGGAAAATCCCGATAATGGCATTGCCCATCCCGCTCCAGAACTCGGGCGTGGTGAGAACCTGGAAGTAAGTCACCGCCGTCCTGAAAACCTCGACGATGTACTGGCCGGTGGCGGCGATGGTCGCCCGCAGGCTGGCCCACAGGAAATTCACGCTTTGGGCGAAGGCGAGCTTGAGCGACGACCAGACGAGGTTGAGAGCCTCGCCGCTGCGGAACATGGCGACCAGGAATTGTCCGGCTTCGGCCAGCTTGGGTTTGGCCATCTCCACGAATTCAAGGAACTGCGGCGTGAGCGAGGCGAGTGCTTCCGCCAGCGGCTTGCCGACTTCCTCAAACCCCTGATTCAGCGCGGCCTTGATCTGAACGGTCGCATCCGCAGTTGCCACCGCCGTGCCGCCGACCTGCTTCTCGATGGCGGCGAGCACCAGCGCCTGTGCCTCGTGCATCCGGTTGGATTCGGCCAGAGCCTTGATCTTGGCCTTTTCCTCCTCGGTGAAGGTGATGCCCGAACGGCGCAACGCCGCGAGTCCATTGACCGGATCGTTCAGCGCCTTGCCAAGCTGAACGGCGTTCTGTTCGGCAGCGCCGAAACCGGCTGCCGCCATGTCCACTGCCGCCTGGGTGGCCCGATCAAAATTGCCGCCCACCTCGTCGGCGGTGTTGGCGAGTTCCTTGAAGGTGAGAAGTTTCGCCTGGGTGAGCTGGATCGCATTGCCGTCCATGCCGGTCTGCAACTCGATCTTGTCAGCGAGGTTGTTGAGCCGCTCGGCCACCGCGTCGGATTGGTCGCCGAACAATCCCATCGACTTGGCGATGTTGCGGACGCGTGCATCGGCAGAGTTCGCCGCCTCACCCGACAGGATCAGCTTGTAGGTCAACGCCCCAATCGCGGCACCTGCCGCGGCCACGCTGGCGGCGACAACCGCTGTTCCCTTCGCCACCGACTTCATGGCACCGCCCATCGACGCGAATCCCTTGGATGCGCCCGACGACATGCCGGCCATCGAGTTCTTGAGCGAGCCCGTCGCCGACTTGGCAGAATTCAACGCCGACTGGAATCCAGCCGTGTTGAGTGTCAGCAGTGCGGTGAGCTTGGCCATTCGGTCACGGGTGGCATGTCAATCGAAGCCGGACTTCCCCTTCACGTTGGCGAAGAAGTAGAGCAGTCGTTTTTCCATCGAGCGGGTCTGCACCCGGAGTGCAGCATTCACCCGCGCCCGCAGGCCATTGACCTTCGATGACCATTCCACCGCATTGGTGATCGACGCGCTGATTTCGCCATCTCTCACGGTGATGTCGGTGCTGCCGGGGGCGGAGTGGCGCGACACCCACGCGGGCACACGGATCTTTCCAACGCTTTGCGCCGCCGTGGCCCATGCCGATGCGAGATAACCAACCCGCGTCTTCCTCGCCTTGATCATCTCGGCGATCAGTGCCTTCGGAGCCTTCAGCTTGATGCCGCCCTTGGCCACGCGCATGCTTCCGCTCTTCCGCCGCGACTTGAGCACCGAGCGCATTTGCGCCAGCGAATCCACATCCGCCCGCTTCGGATCGGAAACGCCCCGAAACACGGCGCGGATGTCGCCCACAATCGCCTGCTCGCCGAGCTTCTTCGCTTTGACGCCTCGTGTGCTGCCACGGCTCGGCGGTGTGAAGTCAAGCAGGTGACGGATGAAGCCGCGGACCTGCTCCTTCATGAACGTCTCACCGTCGCGCTTCGAGTATGCGGCGAGCCGGTCGGCGGCCCGCTGGAACTCTTCCACATGAAGATCAAATTTCACCTCATCACCCATCGTCATCGTCGCCATCGTCAACCATGCGGTCGATGAGGCTGATCAATTCGTCGGGCGCGAGTGCCTGAATCGATTCTTTGGTCGGTGGTTCAAGGGTCCAGAGGTTCGCCGCCTGCAACGCACAGTGATAATACTGGAGCGAGCGGGCCATCGGCAGCCGCCAGATGATGAAGTCCTCATTCCAGCCGGTGTCCTTGGCGATGGTGTAAACCACGCTCGCCAGCCAGCCGGGGTTCAGGACTTTCCCGGCGCGTCACCCTCATCGGATGGATACTTGCTTTCGACGCGCACGCTGGATGCGGCAACCATCGCGCTGATTCGGTTGATTTCCGCCATAAGCACCGGGATCATCTCGAAGGTGATGCCGAATGCGAACTTGAGCACACATCGCTCTGCGGTCCCATCAAGCACGGCAGCGACCACATCATCGAGAGGAGCAGACTGCATCCAGGCGAATGTGATGATTTGCCGCTGCGTTTCAGCTTCGTCCAACTCGACGGGCTTCAGAATCTTCCCTGATTCCTCTTCAGATTCATCATCAGGTTCCTCGTCTGTTTCCGAAGCGCCCCCGCCATTCACAGGCTGGGATTTTCGATCAGTTTTCCAATCTGAATCCGGGTCACATTCTTCATCGTCATCAAATTCGACATCCAAATCCTCTTCTTTGCCTCCAGTGAACAAGGTGAGGTTCAACATGTATGCGAGTTGCATTGAACCAAAGGAGAAGGGACGAAGCTTGAGGTTGCCGATTCGGCGCTCCCTGTCGTCGATCATGCCGGAAGCAAGCTTGTTTTCGCGGGCGTTCATTGTGTCAGAATTCGGCTAGGATTTGGTCGCGTCGGGCCTTGCTCGCCTCGTCGGATCCGCTTGGCACGATGGCGATGCGCTTGCCTTTGCGGATCAGCAGCATCGGGCGCATCGTTTTGATCTTGTCGAGCAGCCGGTTGTGCTGGTCGTTCATCGCCCGCAGGTAGGCGATGGGGTGGTTGGCGTTGGCCTCACACCAGTCGAGCGATTCGTATCGCTTGCGGAATTCGTCGAACGTGATGCTTTCCGCGCCTTCGATGGGTTCGAAGCGGAGTTTCGCCGCGCCGTCCATGAGCCAGGTGACGGTACGCTTCGCGCCGTTGGGCGACTTTTCGACCGTGTCCGAAAACGCGGCTTGGGTGGCGAACATGCCGCCGCTGGCGAGTGCCGCAGCGACCAGGCGGGTGTTGCGGCTTTCGGTGGGTTTCGTGTCGTGATCGCGCACGACGCTGATGGTGATTCCTTCTTTCATGGGTGATTTCTCGGGTGATCTGTCGGGTGCGTCATGCCGCGCTTGCGGCGGGGTGGTTCACTCCGGACACCTCGAACGAGTTGTAGTCCTCGTTGGTCTGGGAGTTCTTGACGGAGGTGATGATGGTGGTTCCGCCCGTGATCTGCTCGGGGACGTATGCGGCGGATGCTCCCCCCAGCAGCGATTCATCAGCAAGACCACGGCCCTTGACCGTGAAACTGAAGGACGGGTCGTAGCGGTTGCCTGTCTCGAACGCGCCATCGTTCTTCTTGAGGATCTTGTGTTCGAGCTGCTTCTGCACGTCCACGTTTTCCACCAGGGCGGCGATGACGCACTTGACTCCGATTTCGTTGAAGGCGGCGGGCATGAGAGTAATGAATGTTAGATGTCGTCGTAGGCGACGGCTTGGATTTCAAAGGACGGGAAGTCGTCATTGCTTTCGGTCACCTTCACCGAGGTCACGAAGGATGCGCCCTTGGTGATCGCCCCGGCAGCGACATCGCCAAAATTCACGGTGCCTTTGCCGGACAGCGTGATGCTGCGGGTGATGAGCTTTTTCGGCTTCGCCACCACGGTTACGCCAAGCGAGTCGCGCAGCGTTGCCACTTCGATGGACGCGTCGGCGGATGCTTCCTGAGCGTGGCCGGTGGCGGGCGCGAGACCGTGCAGGTTGGTAACTCCGAAAGTGGCGGGCATGACGCTTACGGCGCGGTGTCAACCGGTGTCCAATCCACGCCGAGAATCCCTTCGATGGTGGTCAGCCACCGATCATCGTCCGTCACGGCGGTCACATTGGCTTTCGTCCTGAATCCGCCGATGATGAACCCATTCGCCGCTGGCAGCACGCCTTCCATGATGCCCTTCACCGCATGGGCGAGCGCGGCGTGTTCCGCCCGGTCGTCGGTGGGTGATGAGACGAGGATTTTCACCGTCGCCCGGTGGAGCGGGCCGACCACGTTTTCTATCGAGTCTGCCAGCACGAGAATCGCGTGGGATTCGGGCGTGCGGATGTCGGAGGAGGTCCCGGTGAACACCTCGGGCGCGGGAGTCAGTTGCGCAGAGGTGAACAGGCCGGCCAGGTAATCTTCGATGGCTTGGTTCATGATGTTTTCAGCGGCGGGCCACGCGGTATTCGATGATGCCGGAGCCGGGTTTGCGGATGATCTCCTCGATCTTGTGGCGCTCGCCGCCGATGAGGATCGTGTCGTTGTGGGTGGGCAGCGGAGTTGGCAGATGCGCCACGAGAAGTTTCACCGTGAGTGATCCGTCCTGGGTGAAGCCGCCTTCCTCAAGATCAACGGCAAGACCGCTCTGCGAGACCATCGCCTGATATTCCCTGCCGCCGATGGTCACCGGCACGCCCGCGTCACGCAGGATTTCAACGAAGGCTTCGGCTGCTTCGCGTTGGAGCACGTTCATGCCGTGCGCATGGTGTCAATCGGTAGAAGCAAAACGCCCTCTCCCGGAAATCCGAGAGAGGGCGCTGATGCCAATCGATCCACGGAAAGTAATTATCCCACCGGACGGATGATGCGTTCGAGCATCGGCTTGTTGCCGGGGGCAAAACCATACATCAGGGTGAAGCTGACTTCCTGCTTGCCGAGGCGGCCGTCGTAACGGTCGCGGACCTGCATCGAAAGGCCGGTGCGCGGATCGGTGACGACGCGGATCACGGTGTCGCCGGTGTTGGCGGGCACGTCCGGCACACGGGCCGCCATGATAAGCGACTCGCGGATGCCGGCGAAACCAACGAGACGCTCGGCATTCTCGGGCAGGGCCGAGTATTCGATCACGGCGAACCCGTTCACGTCCGGCAGGATGCCGCTGACCACCACGTTGCTCGCGGCCGGAGTGATGTAGGCCTTGTAAAGTGCCTCGTCCTTCTGGAGCGCGTTGTAGTAGTCCGAGTTGAGGAACATGAAGCGGCCCATGTCGGGGATGAAGCGCTTGTTGAGCTTGGTTCCGATGTCCACCACCTTGTCGCGGCCGAACTCCGCTTGCGGAAACTCTTCCTTGTTGTTGAAGTTGGCGTTCACGATGAGCGCCATGAGATCATCACTCACCTTGCGACCGAGGGCGTAGGCCACCTTGTCGGCATAGCGTTGGTTCAGGTCGATCTCGCTGGTGGAGCGCTCGACGTCGGTGATCGCGTAGCCCGCGTATGCGTGCTTGTCGATCTTGACCGTGACATCGACCTGCGCCTGGTCGTCGGGGACGTAGCCGGTGGCGGGATCGAAGTCATGCGCCACGGTGGGAGTGACGATGTGGGTGACGATGTCCTGATTGAACTTCACGCTTGCGGACGAGAAATCCGTGGCGATGCGGCTCAGGATCGGGAACTTCGCGAGCAGAGTGGTGAGCGCCGTTTGGGCGATCAGCGGAGAATTGACGGTGGCGTTGCTGTTGGACATGGCGGATTAGCGGTTGAAGTGGATGGCGAGGTGTTGGTGATAGAAGGCGGCGGCTTCGTCGGGCTTGTTGGCGTTCACCAGGCGCGTGTATTCGGCGACGAGGTCTTGCAGCGAAGTGGCCTGGGTGGCGGCGGCTTGATTGTCCCCGGCGGGCGTGACGCGGGCGGGCATCGTGGTGCCGGTGGAGGCGACGACACGGGCGACCTCGGTCTGGACTCGCCGGTCGAAGTCGGCCTGAGATGCCTCAAGCTCGGTGATGCGGGATTGCTGCGCGTTGACCCGTTCGTTGGCGGAATCGCGTTCGCCGGTCAGCGTGTCGATCTGGGCCGAGAGGGTTTCCACCTCGCCACGCAGGGAGGTGACGGTGGCCGATTCCTCGTTGAGAAGTTCGGTCTGAGCTTGAAAATCCCGCTGGAGGTCGGCGACCTGGGTGCGGGCTTGAGCGAGTTCGTCTTCGACAGTGGTTTCCATTGCCCGTGATCCGTTGTCAACCGACGCGTGATAGATCCGCAGGCGATGCATGGCTTCGGCACGATCCGCGACCATGCCCGCGAGGTTGTGACGCTGGGCCTGCTTGCCGCTGAAGGTCTGGCCTTCCATGGCTTCGGCGGGGATCGCTCGCTTCTTTGCCAGCACGGCGGCATGGAATTCCCCAGCGATTTCCGCGAGGTTCGAGGAAATCAACTCGCGCTGATCATCGGTGAGCGGGGTGCCCGGTGCGCCCATCGCCTTGTATTTGCCGACGGAAAAGACTTCGACCTTGATCCCGGCCTTATCGAGAGCCGCGCTGTTGTCGATGACCGCCTGCACCACGCCGATGGAGCCGACTTGAGCGGATGGTGTGGCATAGATAGCGCGTGCCTGGCTTGCCACCCAATAGGCGGCGGAGCACATGAGACCGGACGAGAACGCATAGACCGGCTTCTTCTTGTCGAGCGCGGCGACTGCATTCGCCAGTTCCGGCGTGCCGGCCACGGTGCCACCGGGAGAGTCGATGTTGAGAAACACCGCTTTGATGTCCTCTCTTCCCGCAGCTTCACGCAGCGCATCGCCGATTTCCTCGGAACTGGTCGCGCCGAAGAAGATGCGGGCAAACAAATCGGGTTTGCGAAGGATCGGACCCTCGATGGCGACCACGCCGATGCCTTCTTCGACGGAGAGCAGCGAACTTTCGGATGCCTGTTTCGGGAGCATCCCGCCGCGATCCACCAGCCCCCGCAGGGCCGCGGCCATGGATTGCAATGCTTCAGGCTGGATCAGCCACTCGCGATGTTGAATTACCGGACTCACGCCCGGTCGGTGGTGTCAACGCAGCGCCTGAGGGCTTCCACAGCATTTCCACCGGCACGCCGTGCTTCTCGGCGGTTTCGAGGATGAGCTTCGCATCACTGGCGCGGCGTTCGATTTCCTCGCCGAAGTCCGCGCCGAGTTCCTGGAAGTGATCGCTGAGCGTTTTCAATCCCATTTCCACATCGGCGCGGTTCTGTTGGGCTTCGCGGCCGGCATCCACGGTCACGCGTTTCGGCGGCACCGTGCAGATTTTCCACCAACCTTCGATGGGCGGCAACAACCCGCGTGCAATCGCATCGCCGACAACGTAGGTCCAAACCGGACGAATCAGGCGGCGTTCGAGGATCATCTGGCGGAACGAAAAGCGACGATCCGCCTTGGCAACGATCAAGCGCACACCCGCGCCACCGACCTTGCTGGAATCGGCCGCGAACTCGAACGGGATCATGCCGAGCGCGGAATCACGCCGCAGGTGTTCCAAAAATCCGGTGAACGTCGGGCTGGGCCGGTTCGACTGGAAGCTGTCGAGCGATTCGTCTGGTTTGAGCGCCACCAGTTTGCCACCCACGATTTTCTGGAGAGACACGGGGTCGCTGGACTCGCCGCCACCAGCCCCGCCGCCGACCACGAAGTCACCGTTGTCGTCGATCTCGCCACGCGCCGTCTTGAGGATGCGTGACACGTCGGCATTGTCCTTCACCGCATGCTTTTCCAGAGCGAGCAATTCCATTTCATCAAGGACATGGTTGATCGAGTGCTGAATCGTCGGATGGGAACGCACGCCGCCAGCCCATTCCGGTTCATGGATATGGAGCACCGACTCGGCAGGCATATCGCGGGTTTTTCCGCTATCCTCAATCACCCGGTAGAACAAGGGTGCGCCGAATGCATCCAATCCGACTCCATCCACGGAATCCTTCGAGCCGAACAGATCACCGATGCGATGGCTTTCTAGCAACTGAATGCGCGGTTCACCGTCGCCATCGCGGGTTTTGTGGATGAAATACTCGCCGTCGATGTCCATTCCGCGGCAAACGAGCGCCTGGCATTCCTCGAACGAAAACCGGCGCGTCACTTCGCAGCGAGCCGACCAGAGCGCGAAATACGATTCGGCGGCACGGTTCCATTCCGGATCTTGCGATTGCGCCTGGACGCGGATGCCGTCGCCGGTCGAGTAAATTGCCATGTTTGCCACAAGCTCGCGGACGAAACCCGAGTTCTTGTGCATGTAGCGCGACTTGCGGACCAACTCGGTGCGGACCGTGGAAGTCAGTTCATTGCGGGAATCCGTCGGCGCGGCACCCGGCACCGATCCACGACGGGGCGACCAGTTGGCCGCTTCAAACGGCGAACCCCATGCTCTGGGGACGAGCACGGGGGGCAGCAGGAGACAGGCGATGGATTTCAGACGATTCATTTTGGGAGGTATCCGGAAACCTGCGACACGGCGACGGTCTTGAGCTTTCCATAGGTGGCCGGGTCCATGCGTTGCAGGGTAAATTCACACTCCTTGAGCACCACATCGACTGGCAGAGTGAATTGCTTCGACGCCGAACTGCCTGCCTCGTTGTACGACATGATCGTTTTGCCCTCCTTGAGCAGGTCCTTCGCCCGTTGATGGATGACGAGAATCTCGGAGAGTGTGAAGTTGGTTCTGAAAAGTCCTTCGGCCATGGATCAGTTGCCTTTCCAGGTGGCGTTGCGCCCCCGCGTGTCGATGTGGACGAAACCCGACGAGGGATAGAGACCCAGGCCGCCGGTGAACTTGCCCGCCTTGCGCCATTCGATGAGCCGGTCATAGACCCGCTGAGGGCTGATGCCGTCGAACGCGATGTCGAGTGCGGTGAACTCCTTGTGCTGGCTGAGGGGAGCGCCACCCACTGCCCGGTTATAGTCGGGCGACCGGTAGGAACTCAGGATGCGGCAAGGTTTGCCGAAGGACTCGCGGAGATCGTCCACGATGCGGAGGGTGGGCACGATGTTCTTCCAGAGCCGTTGGGGCGGCGGGCTGTTTTTTACCGACTTTCGCTCACGGGCGAAATAGCTGAGGAACTCGCCCGCGCCGAAGTGACGGAAACCCTGTTTGCCGAACCACTCGCTGAATGTTGGGGATTCCATGGCTTACTTGGAGGTGCGGGGTTCGACGATGATTTCAAAGCGGCCGTCCGGGTGGACCTTGATGCGGCCGTCCTTGCTGATGAACTCGCCCTGGACGGCTGGTGGCGTGGTGCAGGACACAAGGAACGGGACGGTCAGGATGGCCAGCGCGAAGCAGAACACGCCGACCTTGAAGGATTTGTTGGGCTTGCCGTCGTCGAAGAGATCGCCAAGCACGACGACAAGTTCCTTCACGGCGAGTGCGGCGGGACCAGCGGCGAGCAGGTATTTCGCGGTGGTGGGATCAAACATCTGGGCGATGCCGGCCAGATCGAGAGCGGCGAGAGTCGAAAGACCGGAAGCCACTGCGGTGAGGAGACGGAGGATGGTGACGTTTTTCATGACTCCCCGTCCGGAGTGTCAACCGGGGCGGCAGCGATGGACTCGCGGCCTACGATCTTGAGCATGGTCGCTGCCGTCGCCTGCATCGCCTCGCAGTCCAGGTAATGATTCGGTCGCGACCCGATCTGCTTCCACATCCATTGGCCCTTTTCCTTGATGCGCTGCTCGCTTTCCATCTGGGCGAGATAGTCGTCGTCGATGTCGTCGGGCACCTCCCACGTCGGGCCCTGGCTCGCATCCTGATTGCGGCGGAGGCGGGCGAGCGTGTCCTTGATGTTGAGGTTGCTCCAGTAATGGACGTGGCAGTGTTGGCGATGCGACAGCACCACCTTGCGCCGGGGCGAGTAGAACCGCTGGACGGTTTTCCCATCGCGGCCCTTGTGGGCATAGACCGGGCGGCGGTCGCCGATGAGCGCCACCCAGCCGCGCTTGGCGCACTCCCGATAGACATCGTAGGTCGCATAGCCGGCGTCGAGGAACACGAGACTCGGGTGAATCTCGAAGCGTTCCTGTAACACGTCGATGTCGGTGAATGAAAGAATGCGTTCGTTCCAAACCAGGCGGCTTGATCCTTCCGCCGACCAAGAACGCACCACGGCGAACAAGTGATCCATCTGGCAGTCCACGGTGATGAAACGCAGCGGGATCAGGCCGGTTCGCTCGGGCAGCGGTGCGGAAATCACACGCCCGGTCTTCGGATCAATCGCACCCTCCTCTTCCCATGTCTCGCCGCGCTTGTAGCCGGACTTGGTGATTTCGAGTTTGTAATCCTCGACGTATTCGCGCCACGGCAGGCCAAGACGCTTCTGATAGAACTGCTGAAGCAGCGAGACATCCCCCTTCCGCGCCGACGCCTTGGCCCGCAGGTAGAGTTCGGCCAACTGTCCCCAGCTCATCGCGCACAGCGCGTTCCAGTGGAATCCGACGTTTTCTTTCGAGGCTTTCGGGTTCTTGGCGACGAAGGCACCGGTGGCATTGAGTTCCCGCCGGGTCCGTTCGCCATCGTTAAAGTAGTGGTTGCATGACTCGCAACGCATCGCGGCGCTGCGCCGGACTTCATCGAAATCCCACTCGCCGGATTCATCGCGGGCCGACTTGCTCCACTCAACGCATTCCCACTTGAACGGCTGGCGGTGGCCGCACTCCGGGCAGGCGAATGTCCATTCGCGCTGATCGGTCATCTCGAATTTCCGGTGGGTATCGTCATCCTCCTCGCCGCCCTGGCTCATGAAGATGCACTTGCCGAGCCAGCCGAAGGCGGTGACGCGGGCCTCGGCTTCCGCCATGTGCCCCTGCGGCCAGCGCCAGGTTTCGTCACCGATCAACCAGCGGATCGAACGGCGTTGCAGGTTGGTCTTATTGTGCGCCCCGAGAATCCAGAGCGTCATGCCGTTGGTAAATTGAATCGCGTTGTTCTTGCGCTTGTGGCGGTGAACGCCGGTTGGCATGAGCCGGGCCACCGGCTGGCATTGGTCGAAGAGTTTCTGCAGGCGCGACTCGGAATAGTCGCGGGCATCCTCATCGGTCTGGTCGAGCCAGAGGGCGGGCCCCGGCAGGTTGGAAATGATATAGCAGAGCGTGAGTTCCGGCGCGGTGGTTTTCGATGACTGGACCGATGCGATGATCGAAACCAAGCGGATGCGCGGATCGACCAACGATTCCATGATCTCGCGAATCCAGGGTGAGTTTTCCGAGCGGAAGCGTCCCGGGTTGGGCGAATACGGGATGCCCTCGATATGATCCTCGCACCACGCCCAGGCCGGCCGCCGGTCAGGCGGTTGCCATGCCTCGCGCCAGATGTCCTTGAGAGCATTCATGATTCGTGGAGGCAGCGGAGAACTTCATCAATCGCACGGCGGCATTCCCGCTGGATACCGGTGGCGTCGAGACCGGAAAGCACTGGCGGAAGCTCGTTCTCAAATTTCGCCCGCAGGATGGATGTCGCCTGGGCGACCAGGCCGATCCATTCCTCGCGGACTTTGGTGAGCGCGACGTATTCGCCCTTCTTCACCGCGATGCGAAGCTCCCGTTCCTCGACTTCTGCCAGAAGCTTGCGGGCCTTCAGCGCCTCCTCGTTGCCAACCGGCACGCGACCGGCACTCAATCCGCGGATACGAACGAATTCCCGCCAGTCCGCCACCGGCCAGAGTCCGTTGGAAAGCGCCTTGGGCGCGCCCTCCATCTTCTGCCAGCTCGAAAGCGTGCGGCGGGACACCCCGAGCACGGCGGCGAGTTCCACGAGTGTATTGGCATAGGCGAGCGTTTCCACGCTGCCGGCCGCCCGGGATTCGATGCGGGTGCGTTCGGCAACTGTGAGCGGTTTTCCAGCGGCGACCTTCTTAACGATGTTCTGGAAATCGGCGTCGAGGATCTTCTCGGCGATGTCCGGGGCGAGAGTTGGCCGCCCGTCATCATGGGTGCGTGGATTGCTCATGGCTTGACCGCCACCCATCCGGCGAAGTTGAGATGCCGCCAGAAGCAATCGACGGACGTGAAGCCTTCCTGATAGAGAAGCTCCTCATTCCAGCGGGCGGTGACGGGCACCAGCACGCCTTCAAGCGACATCCGCTTGCGGTCGATCTGGCTGTCGGAATAGCCGTTCTCGCGCTTGATCTGGAGGAAGAGATTTACGAATGCCTCATCAAGCTTGGAGGTGGCACCGAGAACTTTCTCCACCAGGATGAAGGCACCGCCCGGCGCGAGCGATTCGAACACGCGGCGGATGATCTGCTGGCGGTATTCGATGGGCGTGAACTGGAGCGTGAGCACCGAGAGCACGAGGCTGGATGTCACACCAGGGAACTCGTGGCGCAGGTCGGCAGACTGGATGGTGACGCGATTGCCGTACGGGTGGTAGTCGAAGGTCTGGCGCGCCGCCTGGATCATCGGTTCGCTGATTTCCAGGCCGATGTAATCGTTGTCAGCGCCGAAGTTGGAAACGAATGGCAAAAGCGCCTGGCCGCGTGAGCATCCCATGTCGATGATGGCGGTGCCGGGTTGCACGAAGCGACGGCCCACCTCGAAGGTCACCATGCGCATCGCGTTGTATTGCGGGATGCTCCGCTGGAGCATGTCGTCGAAAACGGCGGTCACTTCCTGATCGAACTGCCAGGCTCCGCGGGGAATCACCTCGTCACGTTGGGCTTCACTCATGCCCGCGTGGCCGATGTCAACGCGGCAACCGCTTCACGATCCGGGTGCCCTCGGTCAGGCAGGTGCCTTCTCCTGTCACCCAGAAGCAAGGAATCGAGAACCGCGCATACATCTCGCGGGTCCGTGGATTGCTTTCAATCGCGAGGTAGCGGGCGTCCTCGCCGTGGATCGGGAACACGTCCTTTTTCAGCAGATGCTCTTTGATCGCCGGGGGATTCCACCAGCCCTTGGGCGCGAAGCACGCATCCTGCGGCCGCCAGCCAGTTTGCTCCTCGATGCGGTCGAGCGTTTTGATCGTCCAGGTTTCGGGGCGGGCCGTGATGAGAACGACGGTGTGCGGCCGGACAAGCTCGACGAGCCATTGCCGGTATTGCTCGTTGGCCAGTCGCTTCTCCATGCGCTCGGGCGTGGTGCCGTGCTTGGGCGAGTTGGCCACCAGCGTGTAGTTGAGGTCTAGCAGGATGATCATAGGGTAATCTGAAGACGTTGGCTGAAAGAGTCCATGGCGCATTGCACGAGATCCATGCGGGTGCCGTCCGGATAGGGCAGGTTGAATTCAAACTCGATGGCCGCACGCAGGCGGGCCGGATCAACCGGACGCGCCGACGCGCAGGCCGCGTTGATGTTGTTGGAAAAGTCATCGACCTTCACCGAGCGGAAGAACGTGCCGAAGAGATCCTTGAATTCGGCGACGGTGTGATACTTCTGCACCTTGGGCTTGTCCTGAAAGTCGCCGATGCGGATGCCAGGTTCGTAATCGAGGCGGAACGCGATGTTGCCCGCGTTGCTCTCGTTCATGAACGCCTTGCCATTCACCTGCCGCCAGCCGGACTCGCCCGCGGACGATGCGCAGGCATAGACTTTGGTGAACGGCTTGCACAGGGCGGCGCACAGGCAGGCGATGTGCTCGCGGTCCTCGCGAAACGGCACGGAGTTCAAGACGCTTGCAATGAAGATGCTCGTCCACTCCTTGCCCGCCGCGACTTCCGCTAGAAAGTCGCGTGCCAGTTCCACGCTCTCCGTCTTGTTGATGCCGCCGGGACCGAGGCGATAGGGCTCGAACGGCGTGCAGTCGATACCGGCCTGGCGCAGGAGGAAGGTTTCCGTCAGGTGGCCGGCCCCGAAATCAAGGATGGTGGTGCCGTGTTCCTTGGTCCACCGCGCCTGGTCGGCCGCCTTGCCGATGTCGAAATCCTTACACGGCTTCGCGCCATGGGTGGCGAAGATGAAGCCGTTGCCAAGCTCGCGACGGACGCGGCGTGCGCGGCGGAACGAATTGAAGCGGAGCATGTCGGCATAGCGCGTGTGGATGTCGAAATCCATCGACAGCAGATTCATCATGGCCCGGGCGAATTCGGCCTCCTCTTCGGTGACGAACACGACGGGCGCGAACGCCACGCCTTTTTCAGCCAGCATTTCCAATCGTCCAATGCCGTTGATGACCGTGAGATCCTCGCGGCAGACGATGGGCATGAGGATGCCGTGGCGGTGCAGCGTGCGGGCGAGGTTTCGGGCATACTGGATCCAGCGACCCGCGTTCACACGGCAGAGATCCTTCACGGCGACTTCCGCAGGCTTGAGGCAGCGCAGGAAACCATCGCCGCCGACCTGCTTGTCGGGAATCCGGGCGGCGAGCGCCTCGATGTCTAGGGATTGCAACTCGCTGGTGACCCGGCCGGGCGTGCTGTTGAAATCAAAATCGTTGGTCGCCCGGTTGAACACGATGTTGAGCGCCTTGCGCTGGTCGAGATCGAGCGCCTTGGTGCGGAACACCGGGACGTGTGTGGCACCCATGCGCGATGCCACAAGGTGGCGCTGGTGGCCGGAAAGAATCTCGCCGTCCGAGTCGGCGAAGATCGGGGCGATGAAGCCGAGCTTGCGCAGCGACAGCTCGATCAGGTCGAGACGCTCGGCAACCGCCGACCGGGGGTTGTAGGTCGAGGGTCTAACGGCATCGATGGATTCGAGGGTGATGTTCATAGTCCGAGGCGGCTGCGGATTTCGTTGAGCACGCTTTCCTTGTCGAAACCGGCGTCTTGTTTCACGCGGTCGCACCACGCGATGAATTCTTCCTGGGTGATGCGGAACCGATAGAGGCCGACCGCGACGGTGACATCGCTCTTGTCGAGTTCCTTGTCGTGCCGGTCGTCGTCATCCTCATCATCGTCATCGCCGCCAGGATTGAGCAGGCCCTCGATGTCGGCCGGCTCAAATCCCGCGAGGATCGTGTCGAAGTCGGTGGCCTTCCATTCGTTGGCGATCTTTTCGAGTTCATTGAGATCGACCGTGGAGAGTTCGGCCAACCGGTTGTCGGCCACCAGCACGGCGAGTTCATCGTTCTCGCTGGCGAAGTCCTGATAGTCCACCGGCACGACCTCGACGCCGAGGTGCCTGGCGGCCATCAATCGACCGTGGCCGGAAACGATCAGGCCGGTGAGATTGGAAACGGTGATCGTCTGCCGCCAGCCGAAGTAGCGGATGTTTTTGGCGAGCAGTTCGATCTGCCGCTGCGGGTGCGTGTTCGGGTTGCGCGGGTTGGGCTTCAACTCGCCCACCGGCACGAGCTTGTCGAAGCTGCACCAGACTTCGATGCCATTGGCGAGAGTGCGGGCTTTGGGAGAATCATCCGTCATCGCCGGTTTGGATGGTGTCAACGGCATGGGTGACCTGAGCCAAGAGCGGGAGGATCGCCTTCCATGCGTCCGGCGGGCACCATCCGAGGGCGAACCATTCGCGACTGCCAGCCACGTCGCGCCATTCCACGGTGACCGGAGTTTCCCGCCGCAGGTCAGGCGAGCGGTAGCGGAACACGGCACGGGCGAGACGACCGTGACGGTCGAAGGTGATCTGTTGGATTCGCGCTTTCATGACAGCCCCTCCGCATCCAGCCAGGATTCCAGATCGGCGAGGGCTGCCCGGACGCATCCGCCAGAGCCGACAGCGATCCGCAATGACGTCGCCTCATCGACCGGCCAGTGGCGGCGTAACATGGCGGCGATTTCCTCGGTGGACGGTGCCGCGAGCTTGATCGACTGGAAACGCGTCTGGAACCGCTCGGTGAGCAGATCGAGTTGCAGGTTGCTGGTGCCGATCACCGCACGCCCTGGTGGCAGGCGGTCGAGATAACTCAGGAGCAGGTCCTGTGCATCCCGCGTGCAGCGGTCCATTTCGTTGATGATCTTCACCGAATAGACTCCGAACAGCGAGGAGACACCGAGGCCGGACATCCATTGCTTCACCACCTCGACGGTGACGAGCTTGCCGTTGAATTCCTCGACGGCAAAACGGGTGCCGGCCAGGGCATCGGCCACCATGTCGGCGATGCTGGTTTTGCCGACACCGGGCGGGCCGTAGAGCAGGATTTTCACCGGAACATCCGGATGCTCGTGGAGTCCGCGGGCTTTGGCAACGAGTCGGCGGGCGATGGTAGCGGCGGGGCCGCAGAGGTCATCGGGTCCGGTAGGTCGCCAGGCCAGCGGTGGGCTTGTGGGGCGTGGCGTCGGGGTTGGGAGAATCTTCAAGGATCGAGACATACGAATGTGGGATGGGGTTGGTGATGGCCCGGGCGACGGCCACCGCGCCTTTGCGGTAAAGGGTGACGGCGAGCAGTTCGCCATCGACGATCACCGACCAGTAGCGCGTGGCGTAGCCATCGGGTTTGCGGTATTTTTCGACTTCGACCTTCATCAGAAGTTGTAGTCGTGGAAATGGCGGCGGCCGGGGATGACCGGCTCGCCGTTGGTGGTGCGGAACCATCCATCCTTGCGGCGGCTGGCGCGGTGAGTCGCCCCGTCAGGATTGGGCGAGTATTGGTAGGTCTGCTCGGTGTTGTTCACGCAATGGCCGCCAAACCCACCGGCGACGAACTCGGGCTTCCAGTCGTCGAGGACGGCGGTGTCCTCCTGCATCCAAATGGTTTTGCCGCTGGGGCTGACGCGGATGATAGTGCAGGCGGTTCGGTCGGAGTAGTGGCAGACGCTCGCGCCACCGCCGACGGTCGGTGTCCAGTCGGGTGCGCTCATTTGCCCCAGCCCTCCCTCCGACTACGGGTTTTGATCGAGTTGGGGGATAGTCCGAAGTGCTCGGCGGTCTGCTTCACGCTGCGGCATTCGAGCCAGTAGGCCCGGACCTGCGACCAGTGGTCGTCACCATGGCCGGGATTGCCGACCTTCTTGGCGGGCTTGGATGCCTTCGCCTTGGGTGGCGTGGTCTCCGCGGGCGTTGGTTCGGGCTCAGCCGCATCGGCGAACGCGTCGTAACGTCCCGGGCTGGCATCGGGTTCGGGCCTGGTGAGCGGCACGACGTTCGCGGCGGGGGTGGCGTTGCTGCCGTCGCCACCGGCGAGGATTTCCGCGACGATCTCGCGGATCAGCGGCACCGGGATTTCAGTGATGGTGAAGACCAGTCCGTTGAGCGTCTTGCGCCCGATGGACTGCTTGAGGAATTTTAATGCCTCTCCGCGTGTGCGGCCCTGATAGCGGCCTTCGAATACGTTGGTGTCCTTGTCGTCGCAGACGATCCAATAGAGTTTGTTCATGGTTTCAGTTGGTTTGTGTTTGGTTGGTGACGTTGCCGTCGGTGTCGATCCGGACGCTGAACGCCAGCAGTCCGGTTTTGGTTTGCTTGGCGAAGTCGGCGCGGAACTCGCGGGCATGAATGCCGGCCATCGGATCGACCGGCAGGATGCGCCGGACGAGGAAGCCGTTTTTCTCAAGCCCGCGGATGCTTTGCCGCATCGCCTTGGTCAGGTGGTTGTTAGGAATAGATGCTGTTGTCATGGCATCCCTCATCTGCCCGTCTGATCGGGCACGTCCATGTCTTTTTTCGTCTTTCTGTTGGATGGTTTTCATGATGCTTGATTGGGCTGTGGGTTGGCCGTTGGTCCGATCCAGCGGAGGAGATGGGATGGCTCCCGCTCGACGAGTCGGGCGTCGATCAAGAGGTCGATGACCTGCTCGTATTGGCGGAGATCCATGACGCCCATGACGCGGGCGTAGAGGTGTCCGCTCGGGACCTCACCGAGATTCCGGATTGCCTCGGCGATGGCATGAGCGACCCGGACGGTCGCGATGGCTTCGGATGTCTTGCTCATGACTGGCCTCCTGTGAGGGGGCGGTTGATCCGGATGGTCCGGCCTTTGGTTTCCCCGGCGACATAACTGCCGGAATGGATGTGGCGGCGGCGTTGCGACCGGTTGCGGAGCTTGCCGTAGTTTTCCTCGACGTAGCGGGTGATGACTGCTTCCTGATCCACGACCACCAATGCGTATGCCTGGCGCTTGTCGCTGGCGTAGGATTGCTCGGCGCGTTGTTTCGCCGCTTTGAGTTCGGCGTTGAGGCCGTCGCGCAGCCCCCGGTAGTAGGATGCCTTGTCCGGGTTGGCGTGGGTCCGCTTGAACTCGTTCCAACAGCGGAAGAACGTCTGCCGCAGGAAGTTGAAGGCGTAGATGGCAAAGTCGATGTCGGCGGGGGCACCGATGATGTCCACCGGAGTGCCGCGACCATCGGGCATCAGGATGGTCTTCACGTTGAAGTGCGACTGAAGCAGCGAGAGGATCATCAGATCGGCCGGGTTGAGGGTCTTCGGCAGATCGACCTTGCCCTTGTTGACGGTGAACGATCCGCCGCCAGATTCGCCGCGTTCCATGCGGAGCAGCGCCGAGTCGATGTTGTGGCGGGTCATCAACTCCTGTGCCTTGGCGAGCGCCACCTTGGCTTCGTTCTCGGTGGCACCGCGGGAGCGGTCGGCCAGGCGGAGCAGTTTGCGGATTTTATCGAGGATGTCGGATTCGGATTTCATGGTTGGTGGCGGGTTATGCGGTTGCCTTGTTGAAGCGATCCACGAATTCGACCGGCAATGGACCGTCCTGATCTTCGATCTCGAAGAGTTCCCGCCGGAGTGTATCGGCTTCTGCGGTGTCGATGCGGAACAGTTGTTGGCGGGCATCTCTAGTGGTCGTTTTCATATTTATTGTGTTAGTTTTTGCTTTCATCATCCCTCATCTGCCAGTCCCACAACCACTGTCCATGTCATTTTTCGTCTTTCTGTCGGAGTTATCACATAGCCGAAAGACACCGCATTGGCACACCTCCTGAGCGTCACGCCGCGTGCCAATTCCATGCCATTCGGAGCGCTCCGAATGCCTCGTGATTGGCATGAATCATGGGTACCACGATGCGTGCCGATTCTGTCTTTTTTCCTCTAACTCCACTTAGCCATGGACGTGAGGTGGCACCATGGCAGATATTACCCATGACAACGCCAACCATGTCCCGCCGCTTCGGAGTCGAGATCGAATTCCTCTCCACCATCACCAAAGAGCAGGCCGTCATGAGCCTGAGAGCCGCAGGCATCCGGGTCGAATCCTCCTACTACACCCACGACACCACGCCCTATTGGAAGATCGTCACCGATGGCTCCTGCGGTTTGGAACTCGTCTCGCCGGTCCTCGAAGGCGAAGCCGGCATCGAGGAAGTTAGAATCGCCGCCGCCGCACTCGAAGCCGCCGGGGCCAAGGTGGACAAGCGCTGCGGACTTCATGTCCATTTCGATGCCCGCGGCATGAGCCTCAAGGCGGTGAAGAACCTCTTCAAACTCTGGCTGAAATTCGAGGATGTCCTCGACACCTTCCAGCCGCTGTCACGCCGGGGCAACACCAACACCTACTGCCGCACGAACCTCGACCACGGCATCATCGACGCCGGGAATCACCGGGGCCAATGCTCCCAGATGTTCCGCAAGATCGACGCCTGCCGGAACATGGATCAGATGAAGCAGCTCTACCCCTGCCGCTATCGAAAGCTGAACATCCATTCCTACTTCCGCCACCAGACGCTCGAAGTCCGTCACCACTCGGGAACCACCGATCCGGCCAAGATCACCAACTGGGTGAGACTGATGGCCCGCATGTTTGACGCCGCCGAATCCGCCGCCGCCGTCCGCAACCGCCCCGAAGACAACGGAGTCGGGATGCCCCGCATGAAATGGTTCTTCCAAGCCATCGACGCCCGCGGCCTCACCAAATTCTACACCGAGCGGGCAAAGAAGCTCGCCGCCTGATTTCCACCATGCCAAACGAAACCATGAACACCGAATACCACACCATCGACGGCGCGACATTTTCCGCCGCCGACGCCACCGACCTGATGACCAAGCTCCGTCAGGACAGCTTCAACCCGGAAGCCGACCTGCCGTCCTACTGCCGCGCCACGGCCCGGGCCTCCAAGATGCAGACCGGAAAACCGCACCGCCCGTGGCCGCCGAAGGCACTGGTCGAAGACATGCTCGCCTCCGGCCTGATCGCCACCGGCAAGCGCCATCCGGAATGGGGAACCCCCAACGACTGAACAGCCATGGCATACCGAATCATGGAACCGCGCTTCCCGCTCGGGAAAACCGTGGCGACTCCCGGAGCGATGGCACTCGGCATCGACCTGGCATCCTACATGCGCCGTCACCACTGCGGCGACTGGGGCGACCTCGACAAATGCGACAAGCAGGCGAACGAAGATGCCCTGATCCACGGCGACCGCATCCTGAGCCACTACAAGCTCGGCGGCGGTCGGCGGATCTACATCATCACTGAGCATGACCGCAGCTCGACTTGTGTCATGCTCCCCGAGGAGTATTGATCCAGGCGACGATCCGCTCGATGAAGTCGAGTCCAAGCTGACGCTCGGTCAGCCGGATAACCGTCCAACCCGCCAACACGGCTTCGAGATATTTCTCGGCATCCTTCGCGTAACCCGCCCCGCGGCTGTGTCGGCCGCCACCAGGGATGAAAATCCCGCCCTCGATTTCGATCAGGGTCCGGCTTCCCATGTGTGCGAAGTCGGCGCGCCAGCGACGGGAAGCGTGGAACTTCACTTCCCGCTCCAGGAGCGGACCCTGCGCCACCCGCCAGAGCAAGAGAAACCGGGATTCGAGCTTGGAGCCTGCCATTTGACCGGGCAGCCAAGTCAACCCTCCGATGGGAAGTTGCCCTTGCACGGCGATGGGAAGTAGGTGGGAAATTGCACCCCCTACTTCCCACATTTTCGGGCGTTTTCCCCGGAGCCCGAATCGGCTGGAATCATTGATCCATAAGGGTTTTCCTCATGTCTGGCGACGCCGCCAACCCCGCCGTTATGTGGGAAATGCAAAAATGATTTTTCACGGGATTTCAACGAGGGTCGGGACATCCCCGCCAGAGGCTGCGGGTTCAAAAAGATTCCTTCCCGGTTCGAATCCATCGCGCTGCGTTTGAACCTGTACCATCGCGGCGATCACGTCCGTCGTGAGGTCGATGGCGACGTGTCCGGGGATTTCGACCATGAACCGAGCCCCTTCGTCGAGGAGTCGCGAGATTCGTTGGATCGGAGTGGTCATGATTGGGTGGTTGCAGGGGCGGGAATTGAACCCGCAGGAGACGAGGGAATGAGACTCGCCTGGGACCGTCCCTCCCTGCGATTGGTTAGAGCGCCTCGTAGATGTCGAGGATCAGCTTGAAATCCTTCTTGAGTCCTTGGCGGCGATCCTCATCCCATTCCTCAACGGGGGCCTTCTGGGTTTCACGCGCCCACCAGCGGCGGATGCGATTGAGCAGGGCGAGGTAGGTCACGTAGCCGCGGTCGGCAGGATCGCCCTGGACCTCCTCCTCCGTGGCAAGGCGACCGAAGTTGATGGACTTTTGGAGACGTCGATAGCTGAGCGCGTTTTTCTCAGCCATTTCGAGCCAGTGCTTTTGTTCTTCTGGATCTTTCAGTTTTGCTACCGTGCGGTGATGGAGGAAGGTCAAATTTTTGACGCGCGTCAAAAAATCAACTCGCTTGGCGACGTAGGCGTAGACAGCCAGAGTCTGATATTCCAGCCCTGTGCATGCGATGGCCTCATTGTATTTCTCGCCCCATTTGCTCTCAGCGTAGTTGATCCAATCGCCGATCATGAAACCGACTGAGCGTTCAGCGTTGCCGAGTTTGCGACCGATTGACTCCCACTCCTCGAAGCTGAGGTCGCCGTGGAACTCGATCCCGCATGGGGTCATCGTAAATTTATTGTTGATTGATTGCAGGTCGGTAAGGGTGTCCATGTTTTTTCTTTTTGTGATGTTTGGTTCGTGAGTTGCGATAGATCCTGCGTGCCTTATCGCTGCGCATGGCTCTGGAAGGCGGGATGTTCAGTTGTCGCGTGATGTCAACACACCGCTTCGAGACAGCGGCGCGGGTGACCCCGTGGCGCTTGGCGATGGCTGTCATGCTCTCGCCGTTGTAGGCGCTGAGTCCGAGGGCGACCGCCAGGCACTCGACAGTGAGCCGGGTATTCCCCTCGGCAATGAGGTCGGCGACGAAGAGTCTGAGCAGCTCGACGGCATCACGTGTATAGGGGCCGTCTGACAGATCTCCCTCGTGATCGACCAGGGCTGCAATGTCCGGCGTGTGGCTGGCTCGCGATGACTCGGCCATGTCGTGGTCTGCCGCTCCATTGCCGTGGCGTTGCAGGCAGGGTTTGAGTAGGCCAAGCTTTTCCGCTTCCCGACGTTCTTCGATGGTCATGGACTTCACCCATGCCTCGTAGTCCCGTTCGTATTGGGCATCTTTCTTCGCCTGCTTTTTGGCGTAGTCGTCGGAGTTCATGGCTGCCCTCCTTTCCGGCCACACCAGGTCCTGGTGTTCGGGTGGAATCGAATCACACCGGCATGCCTGGCCGCCCGGAAGATGCATTCGGCTTCCCGCAGGTCACTGCCATACCCTTCGACGATGTAAGCCAGCACCTGGCTGCGTTCCGGTTTGAATGGTGCTGGTCGATCAGGCCAATGGTCGAGTTCAGGCATGAATGCCAATTCCGGCCAGAGATGTTCGTAGGGTGATGTCCGGGTTCTTTTCCGGTGTTTCCTCCGAGGTTTCATTTTGAACCTCCTTCCCGGCGAACCCAAAAATGGCTATCGCTGCGGCTGTTTCCAACAAAGCCAGCAGCGTGCGAGAAACAATCCGTAAGGTTGTTCTCGCTGCTTTTGTAAAAAAGCTGTAAGGCGGCTAGTAAACGGCTAATAAGGCTCCTGACTGGCGACTTCTCAAAACTGTTAGAACAAGCGGGTTCAAACGGGTTCAAACCGATTTGAATCCATGGTTCAAACCCTGCCGGAATGACGGGTTCAAATTGCATGATTGCGCCCCCTCCACAGGCGGGTGGATTTGTCGAAGACGAGAGGACCCGACTTCATGTTGGCGAGGCAGTAGAAGACGCGCTGGGCTTCCTTGAGCGTGCAGTCGCCGTCGATCTCCGCGATCCGGTCGGAAAGGTAGGCGAAGACAGCGGACTCCTGGGCAACACGGCCGTTGGCCAATGGCGGCATGTTCTCGACCGCCTTGCCGTAGCGGTCGGCCGCGCTGCCCATCTTGTAGGTGGCCTTCGCCTTCTCGCTCTTGGGATTGCTCTGGGGTGCCTTGAGCTTCGCTGGATCCGCCTCGCGGTCGGTGATGAAGATCGACTCGCACCAGCGGACGACGAACGGCTTGACGGGCGGCAGGGCGCGCAAGGTGAGGTCGATAACATGGGCGTCCTCCTCCTCGTGGGGAGTCATCGTCAGGATCACGTCGGGATCACGGGCGAACACACCCGATCCGCCGATCCGATCAATCGACTCTTTGCCCGCCTGGTTCCCCTTGGAAAAGTGCGCGCCGAAAACAGCCGCGGCACCGGATTTCGCCGCCAGTTGCTCGACCTCGTTCAAGAGGCTGGCGATGTCGCCGGCGTCGTTTTCGTTGCGTGCGCCGAGGCCCTTGTAAATCGGGTCGATCAGAATGAGGGAATACCCGGTGTCGCGGATTCGACCGAGGATCTTCGGGATGAGCGCGGAGAAGTCGGTGGCGTGGCCGCGGAGATTCCAGATGTCGAAGCCGGTAAAATCCTCGATTCCCTTCGCCGCCGCGATCCTGGTGATCCGGTATTGCAGCGCGAAGGCCGGAAGCTCGAAGTTCAGATACAGGGCGCGGCCGGGACGTGTCGGAAATCCCCACCACGGCGCGCCGGTGGACACCGAGAGCATCAGGTCGATCAACGACCAGCTTTTCCGCGCTTTGGACGGGCCGCCCAACACCATCTTGGCTCCCTGGTGAAGGATGCCATCGACGAGCTGTGGCGGCTCCGGTTCCGGTTGGCCCATGAACGCGTTGCCCGGCAGAATTGGCGGCAGGTCGGAATTCGAATGTGCCGCCTCCCATGCCGTCCACGACTCCGCGCCGAATTCCAGCGCGAGCAAGGCCTGGCGACGAACATCGCCATCGACCGTGCGCCAGCCGTCCGGACAACGCGACAGGCGCGACGGATTCCGGTTCTGCTTGTCCAGGTTGATGCCGGAAAACCAGCCCCAGATGATTTCGACGCGCCGCTTGTATTCCTTCTCGTCCGGAGCATCCACCCGGATCCATGCGTGCAGGCTCTTGTTGCCCGAGTCGATGAGTGCCGCGACCGGCATGCCGCTGGCGACGACCGCGTGATATTGTTCTTCCTTGGGAATCGGCTTGCCCGCCTCGTCGCGGTCGAACTCGACCAACACATGGCGGAACGCGGTGACATCCTCGTTCTTCGCCCCGCCCTTCGCCATCGGATTGATGCGCAGGAACAACCCGAGCTTGGTGCTGAACACGCGGTCGATGCCGCCCTTGGCCGCCACCTTGGATTTCCACTCGCTCGCCATGAGCGTCACACCACGGCGCGGGACGATTTCCCCATCGTCGGATTCGGCCGCCGGTGCGATGGCGACGAATTCATCGGGTTGAAAACACGCGTCAATGAGCCTGGCGAACCCGTCATCAACCGATGTCGGCAGCGCCATGGTGGACCGTTCGTGCCGGACCGGCGCGGGCGTGGCACGGCGTGGCACATGTGACGGCGCGGCAGGCAATGGCCCGGACGCCCCGAGCGGTTCCCTGGAGGTCCGCGCATACACCGAGCGGATCGTATGGCGCGCTTCGGATTCGGTCAGCCCATCGGCCAGTGCGCGGGCGAGAAGTTGGCCTTCCGCGTCTTCCAGCGGGTGGCCGGCGTCACGGAACTGGCAGGTTGCATCGAAGAGTTCGGCATTGCGCATTCCCTCGGCAGCCCCGCGTTGCAGGTAGTCGAGGGTGCGCCGGGGCAATGACAGCCCGGTGGATTGGTATTTTGGCATCTTGCGGGTGGGTGGTCAGCGGTTGGCGAATCGGGCATCGAGGAATTTTTTGGCCTCCTCGAACGTGGCGGTTTCCGGGCGGCCATGGCCGTAGCGGCGCATCACGCGGACTTGTTTGGGCGTCGCCAGACCGAGCTTTCGGCGGGTGATCAGCCGGTCCAGCAGCAGCGAGGCGTGCCCCTTGCTCAGGATGCCCATGGTATCGAGGCCGAACTTCTGCAGCACATCGAGCTGCTTGGACGTGGGGGCCTGTGCCTGCCATGCCATTGTCGGGACGTATTCCGCGAGGGCCGCCTCGTTGAGCGTGACGGCGAGCTCCAGGGGATCGAGCACGCTGCCGCGCCGGGTCCGGTTCTGGTTGAGCCGCTCGGTGAGTGATCGGGTGCGATCCGCATTCACTTCCTCGCGGGCCTCTTCCAAGTCGCCCTCGGCACCGAGTTTTTCGGTGAGTGCCTTCGCATCCGCCTCGTCTTCGGCGATCAGGTTCGCCGGCCGCATCAAGCTGAGTTCTTCCGCCTGCCAGAGGAAATCGAGCACGAGCAGATGATCCTTGCCGGGCCAGATGCGCGTGCCACGGCCGATGATCTGGGAATACAGCGCACGGATTTTGGTGGGCCGCAGGCACACGACACAATCAATCGACGGCTCGTCGTATCCTTCGGTGAGCAGCATCGCATTGGTGAGGATGCGCGTTTCGTCCCGCTTGAACCGTTCAAGTGCCGCCTGCCGTTCGTTCGTCTGGCCATCGACATGCTCCGCCAACAACCCACGGTCGCGACACATTTGCGCGAAGCGTTTCGAGACCGCGATCAATGGCAGGAACACGAGTGTCTTGCGGTGACGATGCTCGACCAACACGTCGGCGATTCGTTCGAGATACGGTTCGAGCGCGTGGCCGAGGTCATCGGCGCTGAAATCGCCCGCCGTGGTGCGCACGCCGCGAAGGCTCATTTCCAGCGGCACCGTTTTCACACGGATCGGTGCCAGCCATCCCTGATTGACCAGATCCAGCAAAGTCACTTCACAGGCGATGTTCTCGAAATAGCGGCCGAGGTTCTTCTTGTCGCCACGGTCGGGCGTCGCCGTGACACCCAACACCTTCGCGTGACCGTCGAAATGCCCGAGCGTATTGAGATAGCTGTCTGCTAGCGCGTGGTGCGCTTCATCGACGACGACCAGTCCGAAATGATCCCGCGGCCAACGCTCACGGCGTTTTTCACGCATGAGCGTCTGGACGGATGCCACCACGACCGGCGCGTCGAGTGATGCCCGCTCTTCGCCCATCTCCACCTGGGCTTCGAGTCCGGTGGAACTGCGGAGCTTGTCCACAGCCTGGGTGATGAGCTCCTCGCGGTGGGCGAGGATCAACGTGCGCTGCGGCTGATAGTCCTGAGCCAAGCGGCTGAACAAAATGGTCTTTCCACCACCGGTGGGCAGCACGCCGAGCTGGCGGTCGAAATCCTCAAAGCCCTTGTGGATGTCCTGACGGGCTTTCATTTGATAGGCGCGAAGTCCCATCTTCTCAGAATGGTTCGTTGTCATTGCGGGTGGATCTCGGTTGGGTTGCGGGTTTTGCGGTGGACTTCGGCGCGGTGGACTCACCGGCCTTGGGCGGCAGCCACGCGGCGACCTTGTTGCGCTTCTTGCCGTTGTATTCCTCGACGCTGAGGCGGGCCTTGCCGGTGCGGCCGATCAGGTCGTCCGCGATGATTTCGACTTCCTCCTCCGGTGAAACCTCCTCGCCGGTGGCTGCGCGGAAGCTGTCGATCTTCCAGAACGCATTCGGGATGAAGACGAGGAAGTCGTAGAGGTAACTGCCAAGCAGCGTCTTGAGCTTGAGTTCGATCATCTCGTGGCCGGTCTTGGAAACCGTCTCGATGGCGTCGATGACTTCGACCTGATAGTCGCCCGGATCAACAAAGTCGGGACGTTCGGTCGGGGTGGATGCGGTGTATGATGGCATGATGTTAGTTTGGTTTGGTTGGTTTGATCTGGATGGTGAGTTTCGGTGTCATGGATTTGCGGATGGTGTCCCGTCGTGCCCGGACAGGGGCGGCTTGACGTGGGCTTTCGGCTGGCAGGCGTGACGGGCCAGGACGCCACGGGCGGCCTTTTCGGCATCGGCGAGGACTGCGGATGGAAACCGCTTCCTGCCCGTCATCCACTCCGCCGCGATCCGCAGGTAATAGGCTCGCGCCGTCGTTTTCCTGAGAATCGGCCTTTGAGCTTCGTTGGATCTCATGGCTTCGGCTTGGTTTTGGATTGCTTGAGGTAGGTCGATGGCGCGGCGTGCTTCACCGACTCCTCCGGGAATGGCTTCTCGCTTGGCATCCGCTCGCTCCACAGGTCGCGGAACTTGGCGGCTGATAGATTGCCGTATGCCGCGAGCACCGGACCAAAGCCCATGCGCTGGATGTGGTGGCCGACCGTTTCGCAATCGACGAATTCGCTTCCCTTGCGCGTGACGAGCTTCCAGCCAGGGACTTCGCCGCCGGTCTTGAGCCGCTCGGTTGCGATCTTCTTCGCCCGCTCGCGGAAATCCTCGACTACCGCGCAGGCTGCAAGGAACCGTCCGAGCTTTTCCGGGTCGGCGAGCACGGCGTCGAAATCGAAGCCGGGATCGGTGACGGTCAGCGTCTCGCCAACCATCGCCAACCGCGCCGGGCAGGTATCCGCCTTGGCACACCAACCGCAGTATTCACACGGATTCGGCTGCTTCGCCGGGTCGTTGAACGATTTGACGACCTGATCGACGATGGCGTGCGCCTCCTCGTAGGTGAACTTGTGCGTCTCGATCTCCCGCTGGTCGCAGAACAAGAGGTGCGCCGTCCACTCGCCGGCAAAGTGCGCGCCCATCAATCCGAGCGCATAGGCCGCCATTTGCTCGCGGTAGTTGCGCCGCGCCCCGGTCTTCAAATCGAAGTGGGTGAGCTTGGTCGGAACAATGGCATCCGCCGTGCCGGTGAGATTGAGGACCTTCACCCGGCAGTCGTCCTCGCGGGCAAGCACCCGTTCGCGGCCGGACATCGCCCGCACCATGGACACCGACCAGGAAACCGCGGCGATCTCGTCAGCCGTCAGCTTGTTGGCGAGCACGAACCGTTCTTCGAGACCGAGCAACTCGGCGCGGAACGCAGTGTCTAGCAGAGTGCCGCGCTCGGCGGCGGGGCCGGCCACGGGATTGCTCTCATAGCACGGACACACCGCCAGCTTCGGCAGATTCGAGGGACGCAGCGCGCTCATGGTGTTCCCTCCTTCCGGTTGGCGGCGGCCCACTCGTTGACGGTGGCAACGAACCGGTCAGGTTCCGCCAGCATCCGGGCCGCGTAGTTAGGATCCAGGTTGTCTATGGATTCGAGCGGTCCTTCCTGGGTGTAGCCAAGCTGGCCGCGGGCGACGAGGAAATCGACGACGTTGGCCATGTCCGCCTTGTGCTGGAACGCGGCGAAGATCCGGTCGGTCAGGGATTCGGCTGGGGCCTTCGCAACCGGGGCTGCGACCTCCGGCTTTGCGGCGACGGAGCCCCCCGACTCCGCCGCCGCGCCGAACACCGGGGCCAGGGCCTCAGCGGTGAACGGAAGCTTGTCCGGAAGACCATGGCGGTTTTTCGCGTCATAGGCCGCCGTGTGGGTGGCGAACAAAACACGCTCTTTGCCGCCCACGCCGCGCATCTTGCCGTTGTCCTTCTCAGCGATCCGGGTGACGTAATTTGCGAACAGGACCAGATCGGCCCATTCCTTGAGCAATGGCGCGACCTGTTTGCTCAATTTCAACTCGAACCTGTCATAGCTACCCGCCTGGTCCGGTGCCTCGAACTTGCGCACTGTGGCGTGCGCCAGAAACACGACGTGCATCCCCCGCTCCAGAATCGTGTCGAGTGTGGCGAGGAACCGGGCGAATTCCTCGGCGAGCTGGACCCAGCCTTTGCCATACCCGAAATCCTCGATGGATTCTTTGTTCGCCTTCCGGCACAGGTGCTCGGCCAGGCGCTTCTCAAGCCAGTCCGCGGTGTCGATAATCAGCGTCTTGAACGGATGATCCGCTTTGGCGAGCTGGTCGATGCCCGCCTTGATTTCCTCCCATGTCGCCGCCGAATCGAATCGGACGACGTCGAGGTGGTGAGTCCCTCCCTCGGTGTCGAGGAAGACGGGATTGGGTGTCTGGCTGGCCAGCGTCGATTTGCCGACGCCTTCCGGCCCGTAGATGACGGCCTTCTGCGGCCGGTTGATTTTGCCCCGTTGGAGGGTGAGGCTCCCTTTTTGAGTCGTCATGTTGAGATTTGTGGTTGTGACGACCCGCCCATGTGATTGCATGGCTCCGGTCGTCGGTTGGTTCCTGGTTAGCTTCAGAGGGTCGATCTTCGATCAGGTCGCGGTTGCCGTTGGCGCGGCTTCCGCGGCCGTCCTGCTCGCGGGGTGTCAACTCGTGTCCATCTTCCCCCTCCTTTCCTGCCGTTTCGGACCCGTCGGAATTTGCACCAGCCCGCTCTCGAAGTGGTCGAGCGCGTAGCCCAGCCCGATGCGGATCACGTCCGAGGTTTTCAGCCCCGTGCGCTCCGCCACCGCGACGATCCGCTTCTTGGTTTTGGCGGGCACCCATGTGTTGATTCGCGCAAGCGGCTTCATAACTTGCCCCTTCTGTCGCAACAAAAGGGCAAGATTGCAACCTGTTTCTTTCGAGCGAGTTGCAAGCCTCTGGAAATGAATGAATTATTTCTTGAATTTTGTCGCAAGTCGGGGCAAGGTCTGCCCCATGGCACGACCGAAAATGGCTCTCGAACAACGCCTGAACTTTTGGGTGAGTCAGGAAACCTACGATTTCTACGCGAAACTCTCCATCCGCAGGAAACAGAAGATCAGCGAGTTCCTGCGGATCGTCCTCGATAAAGCCACCGACCTGATGGACGAAAACGGCAACTTCCATGCCGACTTGCCGATGAGCAAGGAAGACCTCCAGCGCATGATGCGCGAGGTCGCGGCCGAGGAAGTCGCCAAAGCCGCCGCCCTGCATACCCACGCCGATCCCCCGGCAGAAGATCCCTACGTGGCGGAAGCACGGAAAGCCGCTGAAAACACGCTGCGCCGCGACGAGGCCCGCAGTGTGAAATCCGACCCCGAACCGGCGGCATCCTCAACACCGACTACCTACCCCGCCAAGCGGAGACGCATCATCGAACAACCCTGACCATGAGCCTGCCCGAGCCTTTGTTTGGTCCCACTCCCGTGGACTCCACCGTCGGACAGGTGGAATCCGTGTGCGTGAAACACTATCCAGACTCCGCCACCCGACCGCACATCTGGGAGGGATTCCAGACAGCCCACACCAAGGCCCTTGATGCAAAAACACCGGGAAAACTCTGGGTGAGCGGCGACTTCGTGGTGGATCGTGATGATCCCGATTTCGCCCAGGTTCATCTGCGGGTTCCAGCCGGTGTCACTCGCGAAAGCTCCCTTCTCGATCTTCTTGGTTGGCTCAATGACAGATCCCAAACCGAGCGCCTTTCCTGCGATCTATCCGCCCTTGTCGAACCCTCGCCCGAGGATCCAGGCTATCACCGCGTTCAGGAATTCGCGGAAATCGTGCTCGATTCCTTCACCACCCACGGCGACGCCGGGAAAAAAGGCTTCCCCATCATCCCCCTGCCATGA